CAGCTGCGGTATCCGCCATGGTTATGCCTCCTCTAAAATCAGTTGAATTTGTAATTGATATTCTGCGGTGTTTGCGCCGGCAGTAACGATAACACCAGCGTTTGATGTGCTGACGCGCTCGACATGGTATCCATCGATGCCTGTTGGGTATCGGCGTGTCCGGTTTTGTGCGCGGATCCATCTGGAAAGTCCTGAAAAGAGCTCCGCAGAAGCGATATTGGTCCCCATGTGAGCTCCGAACGGCAGACGGGCCAGAAACACCATGTTATACGTGGCGATATCGTACCCGCACACATCTTCCTTATGGGTTTCACTCGCCAGCGTGAGCGCGTACTCTACCGCCCGGTCGCCAAGATAATTGACGTTAAATCGGTCATTTTTGTCTATCAGTGGGCATTCACGCAGCCATGTGCGTGCAGCCGTCAGTGCGTCACCCATTACCGCCACCTCCTACGATAGCCTGAACTCCGCTGACGATATCCTCCTTATGCTCTGCCATGGTCCGTTCGAACCAGTAAGCGCCGCGTTCGGGCGCTTCATTGAAGTTATACTGAGGGTTATAGTACATCCGTCTGGCGTATGGCGTGTCGTACACTATGGTTCCCTGCCCGATAACGGACGCCGCCAGCGCGCTGTCTTTCAGCATGCCGGTCTCAAACGGTACCTTTGGGTCACAGTATCGGATGACTTCACTGTCCACGAACGTTTGAGCCGGGCCGTCAAGGGCGAGCCCGTGGCGCTCAAGGATGAGGCTGGCGCTGTCAAATTCCAGGCTTGCGTCAAATTCTATAGGCATCAGCTCGCCTCCACATACCAGTGTGGAGATGGACGGCCGCGGTTGTCATGCCAGTCGAGCACCGTGGCTGTGATATCTCCGCAGGTGATCTTGTCGCCGGTAGCGATCTCCAAAGGGGAGCCGGAAACAGCTTCCTCCGGGATGCGGCATTGATACACGCGCACAGGATGCAGACCGGTTGCACCGGCAGACGCTTTGTTCTTTCCGTACCAACTGCACCCTCTCAGCGTGCGCGTGGTTTCGATATCGGTATCTGTGCCGCTGTCGTAGCCGAAATGGGTTATAGTTACGGTTTTGTCGGCGCCAAGCATCAGCAACACCCCCGGTACAGCAGCCCGTAAGGGTCTGTGCCAAGAGAATCGGACAGGATATCATACAGCGCACCGGCAGCGGCGCGTCCGGCGGCGCCAACGGCGGCATAGCTTTCGCTGTATCCGTCATTGCTCGCCGCGGTAAGGAGCCCGCCGGCGCTGCGTGAGCGCGCATTGCTTTGCTGCAGCATCGCGTCAGCCATCTGGCTGCAGGCGTCTTCCAGCTCCGTTTTCAGGTCGGCGGCGTGGCCCTCGGCACGGCCGAGGGTCAGCTCGTCGATTTTTCGGGAAGCTCGCGGCCCCCACACGCCATACTGCTCTGCGCTCATAGCACCGCCCATGGCGGCGTAAGTGTCATAATCACAGTACAGCATAGGACACCTCTCAGCCGCCGCTTACAGCGGTCTCGATGCGCTTGATGTACAGCGTCTGGCCTTTGGATACCTTCGTGCCAAACACCTTGCGGCCCTGCACTGCAGAGGCGCCAATGTATTTGCCGGAGCCCGCCAGGTCCTGCTTATGCACGGGTATCTGCCACTCCATCACGCGGTGGCACCAGTTGGGATGGCCGCAGATAAACTCAGTCGTGGTTTCTTTTCCCGACGCGAAGGTTTTGTCTTTGTACAGCATGTTATTGCTTTCAAATACGTTGAACCCAGCGATGCGGCCCACGACGCCCTGTTTTACCAGCTCTTGAGAAAGATCGCCCTGCTTGACGAACAGCGGGTCCTGCATCAGAACTTCCAGATATTCGGGCGCAGCGATCATCCAGCGGCCGGTATTGGGTACGCCGCAGCGGCTCATTGTGCGCTTGGCGGCCAGTGCCTCTTTGTAAGCGGTGGAGGCTGTACAAGCCGTTTTCGTTGTGGAAATATTGGCGTTTTCCGCAGCTTCCAGCGTTTCAATGCTGGTTATGTCAATGACTTCCGCCAAGGCATAGCCCGCGCTGTCCAGACGCTCGGCTACGATGCCATCCGGCACGGCGCTCGCTTCGTATCCGTCGATCAGCTCGTTCACGGCGACATCGTTGTCGATATCCAGATCAAGATATGTGGTGCCGCCAGCCTTGGGGGAAAGCCCGTTTGCACGGTCGTATTTGGAAACCTCCACCTCAGTGTCGCGCACCGGGATCTTCACCTTGCCTGCCTTGGGATTACCCTCATAGCGGTTATTGAAAATGAGGTTGTCTTTCGTTACCAGCGTGTTGCGCAGCTTGGCGTCCACAAGAGGGGAATATCGGTCCTGAAGGGTATGCGTATTAGTAGGTCCTGCCATATTGATTCACTTCTCCTTTTTTACAGTTTGAGGTCAGGATTGAGCGCGGCAAAAGCAGCGGTCACGCCGTCAGACGGTGCGGCACTGCCGCCCTGCCCGTGTTCTGCACCGGTATCGACGTGTACGCCGGTGCCGTCCTGACCGGGGTTTGTATCCGTGGTGTCAAACAGCCACGGGTCAGATTTTTTCAGAGCTTCCAGCTGGTCGTCAAATCCCAGCAGCTTGTCGCCGTCCAGCTTTACAGCGTCCAGGTCAAGCAAAGCGCGTGCGGCCTTGCCGTTTTTCGCCTTACTGTTGGCAAGTGCGATATCGATGGCGCTGGCCTTGCGCACGGCCGCGATATCGGTGTCGTATTTGGTCTGCAGTGCGCTCAGTTGATTTTTCAGGCCGTCGATGTCCGCGCCCTCAAACTTCTTGGCCGCGTCCCGTAGGCTGTTGATGGTGGTATTGGCGGTTTTCAGTTCGTCGTTCTTGGCGTTGAAATCAGCCCGGGCCACAAACCCCTTGCCGATTTCGGTGCTGATCTGCTTGTCGATGTCCTCGGTGTAGTGGTCGCCGAGGATGGTTTTCAACCACTCCAGCATAAAAACTCCTTTCAGCCCGCCTTCCTTTTTGTCCGGCCAGTCCCGGTATGTGCGGGGCGCGTATTGTATCCCCAGCGCAAGGGGTAGTATGGAGCCCTCCCCGGCCTCGTGCAGCTGGTTAGGGCATAACAAAAGGCCCGTCGCCGAGGCGTGGGCCTTGTGCTATTGAATTTGAGGAAATTCTTTCATTCGTTGTCCAGATTTACAGACGCATAACGGCATGCGCCATCGCGCCAGGCCCCGCACTCTTCCCCTGCGCATGGCAGCGGGATAAAGTCTACCCGTATCTCATAGGCGTAGCTGCTGATATTTCCACTTTCGTCCAGCTCATTTTTCTGCTTGTAGCGCTGCACTTCGCGCGCCCGGTTATATGGGCACATTTTCGGCATAATGTCCTCTCCTTTCCCGAAAAATGGGCATGAAAAAACCACCGCCCATGAGTGGAGTGGTGGTTTCGTCTTATAATTCAAAAGCGGTTATTTTTTCAGGCGCTCGATATTAGCTTTCACATATTTATAGTTGATGTCATCCTCTGGGACAAACTCAAACTCCGGGCACTCGTGATATTCCTCGTATCGGATCGAGCCGGGGATTCCTTTTGGATATCTTTTACAGACATCTTTTTGATATTGCCAGAATTTACAGCCGTTGCACATAGGCACAATAGGCTCTCCCCAGACATCCGGATAGGCCATAGATGGGCTGATATCTTCTTCCCGAATCATGTTTTGATCACCTCAGCTTTAATATACACCAAGGATATGGACCCGCCGCCCGAACAGGAGCGCCGTATTATCGCTGCTGATGGTACCGACAAGGCCCTCGCCCCATATCTCACGCATTGGGTCAAGGATATTGCGGGAAAGTGTGCCCTGGGTGTTCCCGAGCATCACCGCAGCTCCTTGCCCACGAAGTGCCAGCAGACGTTTGGGAACAACGACGGCATAATCCAGCCAGCTTTTGCCGCTGCCTGTCGCGCCTATTTTGATATTCCAGCGATGGTTGCAGCTCTGGAGATACTCGGTTTGCTTACTCGATAACGCCATCGATGCCCTCCAGAAGTTCCGCGGCGCGGGCGAGCTGATCGGCGCCGGTATCCTCGCGGGGCGTTTCCTCGCCCAACAGCTTGACGATCACCGTTGCCGCGCGCGCATCGCCTGCGGTTGCGGCCTCAGTCAGCCCTACGATCATTGCCATTTGATTGTCGATATCCTCGGGGTCGATACAGCGGCGCGCCAGCTTATTCCAGCGGCGGCGGTCTGCGACAGGTAGGGAAAGGTATACGTCCGCCGCCTCTTTCAGGCTCCGCTTGCGGCGGCGCGCTGCCCCGGAGGCAATGCCGCCTTTCTGTTGGATTGCTCTCTGTTCGCTCTCTGTTCGTTCAGTGAATGGAACAAGATTTTTTTCATTCGACACGTCACCACCTCTCTCGGAATATATGATTAAGGCCCGCACGTTGCCATGCGGGCCTTGGAACTTCTGCCGGGCCTGTTCCCCGGCCGTCAACCGAATCCCTTTTTACGATACTCGTATCGGTGTCCTTTCTCAATCTGCAAAGCAGAAATACAAATATGGGTTTGGTGGGTGCCGCGCCCTCATGCGGGCGGAACACCCATGGGAGGCTCCGGCTTAGTGGAAAACAGGCCGGAGCTTTGAATGGGCAGCAGACTACTGGTGCCGCCGTCTGCCGGGGCGGCGAGAGAATAAGGAGGGCGGCTGCCACGCCGCATCGAATCGCTCGGCTTTTGTCTCGCTTTTCGACATTTTCATCATACACCAGCAAGCTTGCAATGTGAATAATGCAAAATAGAGCGTTATAGGGCAATATGAGAAATCGCTCTATCGTGTATTCTTTTCGCTCGATAAACTGCCGCGTCATCCGCTTCTTGGTACATCCCCCATGCAACCTCTCGCCATGGAGTGGGCCTGCAATGATCTCCGTCCATGTACCGCAATCGTACAACCTCACGTTCCAGAGGATCTTTCAAAGCATGCACAGCGTTCTTGAGTATAAAGATTTCCTTGGGAAATCGGGCTGAGTACCATCGCGGCCATACACCAACAGCGCCATAACCAGAGCGCCGACCTGTTCCAGAGACAACAGCCCAAGCTGTTCAATATACGAATAAAACATCGGGATGTATTTTGATTTTTCGGCGTCGTCCGGCATTGTTCGTCCTCGCTTTACTCGTTATCGTTGCCGCTGGCGGAATCGTCCGATGCATCCGCCTGTGCGGCCGTAGGAGCGCTGTTTCCATCGGCTTCGTTCTCATCGGCAAGAATTTCCCCGTCTCCTATGGCCTCAAATTCGGGGTCCTGCGTGTGGGATTCATCCGCATCGGAATTGTGCAGCTTATCCGCCATTTTTTTTGCTTCCAAAGTGTCGATGAAGAAAACCTTCAGGTAATTGAAATATACCTTTTCCGCGATGGTGCGCAGTTTGTTCTGCAGGCGCTTACTCAGAGACAGGCCCCCCTCTTTTCCCGGGTTGAGATATACATCGCCATCCACAAAAACAAATGCCAGTGCGGAGCCTTTGGTGTTATATCCCACAGGGTTGTCCAACATGCTCATCTGGCCATCCATGGTACCGTCCGGCGTTATGATGATGCGGACCGGATACTTGTCCCGAAGAAATTTATACGTAAACCCATTTTCGGCGCAGACATTCTCTAATTTTTTCAGTTGGGCGTCCAACTGATCGTGCTCAATGTATGCCATGTTATATTTCCTCCTCTGCAATGATGATTCTTTTTCCGGTGGCCGCGGCGACGGCCCGGCGCATAGCGTCGGGGTCGCCGTGCCTGCGGCTTATATGGAGCAATCGGATGTCCTGCACGCGGCTCAAGTCCTGGTGTGTTAGAAAAGCGATACACTCCTGTAAACTCAGGTGGTTGTCGATTACGCGCTGTGCTTGATATGCGTTGGTATCCACCATGCTTTCGGCGCCCATGTGGTTGCACTCAATCAGGATGTGGTCGAGTGGAGGGAAAACATATTCAGCTCGGCTTGTGTCCGTCAAAAAAACTAGTCGCTCACCGGTGTGAAAGGATTCCAGTAACCACCCCAATGGCTCGGCGGCATCGTGATACATGGAAAAGGGCAGCACGGCGATGGTGCCGATATCGAAGCGATGAATATGCAAAATTTTTGAATTGCAACCGGCGGCTCCGGAGATTCCAAGCTTGGCAGCCGTCCCCTCGCTGCAGTAAACCGGGATGCCGCGTGCCATCACGTCGTGAACCGCCCGTGCATGGTCGCCATGCTCGTGTGTGATGAGACAGGCGTCTACCCGGGAGAGTGTGAAGCGGCTCCGTCGCATCAGCTCACGCATTGAGATACCGCATTCCAACAGGAGTGTGGTGGTTCCATCGCCCACCAGATATGCATTGCCTGTGCTACCGCTGGCCAGTGTCTTTATTTCCATACAGCCTCACCGTTAAAACGGAGCGGTGGTAACGGGCGGAGCCGCCGGGGCCGCCTGCTCTACTTTGCTGGTTGGCTCCACTGGTGCAGGTGCAGGCTCGGAGCGGGGCGGTGCCGCAGGCGGCATTTCTACTTCTTGCGGGCCGGATGGGAGAGCATCCATATCAGGAATTTCACGATATTCGGCGTCGATGGTGTTGTCGGATTCCGATACCGCCATGCTTTTGTAGTAGGCGGACAAGGAAAGTTCATTTGCAAAATCCTTCGGGATAGGCTTGACCGCATTGTTGCGCATTTTACGCAAAATCATCCGCTCACGGCTCCCCTCCATCCAAGCGGGGGAAATGTATGGCTTCAGTTCAGGAATGTCGAGGATCTCGTCGATGTCCCTTCCATCCATCAGAGCTTTCAGCTCGGACTTACGCGCATCAATTTGATGTTTCTGCTGTAGCGTGGCCTTGTAACGGCTTTCTGCAATGCCGAAGGTTTCGTTCATCATGTTGTTGTTGATATGGGCGACCAAGTTCGCACGGACTTCAGCGCGCTCACTGATGAAATAGCGCACGGTGCCGTCCGTGAAGCGTACAGGATAGACGACGCGGGCATATTTTCCAGTGCCGCAGCGTTTCCAGGTGGGCGGCTCTACGTCGATTCCGTGGTGTACGGGATAAGTAAATTCATCATCTACATGAACATCCCAATATGGATATACCTCTTCGACG